ATCCTCTTGGCCTCCGAGTTGCTGATCTTCTTGCCCTTGTACCATGCGTCGCTGATGTTGCCGGTCTTGTAGCGCTCGATCTCAAGGCCGCCAATCTCGGCGGCGGTGTCGTTGTCGATGTAGTAGCGGACCTCTCCGGTCTTGGGGTGGGTCCATGCCTTTCCGATCTTGCTCAATGCTTCGTTAGTGATTGCCATTGTCGTGTTCCTTCTGCGGGGACTTCCCCGCAATACTCCATAGCACGTTTGAGTATATAAATGTATATACGTCGTATGAACGTAGTACAAACGCCATTGCCATCCGATTAATAGTTCGAGGCGCATGTAATCCCCGGCTGATCTCCGTGGGACCACTTGGACGGACCTGCCTGATCATGTCACTCATCCAATGCATGCTGCGAGCGGGCAGGGATCAGCCACTCTTACTTTTTCAAAAATTAGCGACCGGGGAGGAACACGACCTCACTCCCCCGGTCGCACGGAGATATGAATTTGAATTTATAAGGGATGGTGAGGGGAGTCTCCTCCCCTCGGTTATTGGTGGCTCACTGCTTGAGCTGCTCGACGCCGTCCTTGATGTCGGAGACGTCCTTCTTGACCTGCTCGAACGTGCCCTTGAATCCCTCGCACATGGCCTTCAGCGTGTAGTACGATGTGGCGAAGAGCGCGATGGGAAGCAGCACGAGGTATGCGACGGGGTCGATCTCGATGGGCAGTTCCTGGACGATGATGGAGAGCACGATCAGGCCGATGGACGGCGTGACGATCATGTCCGCGATCATGAGGAAGGCGTACTTCTTGTCGAAGTCGTCGTACTTGCCCTTGCTCGAGTTCTTGCGGTAGAGAGCGCAGATGATAGGCCCCAGGATCGAGATGATCCCGACGATGAGCACTATCCAGATTGTATATCCTTCGGGTATGTAGAGAAGATCCATGTCGAGAACCTCCTGCGTGATGACTGCATCCACGACCACGGCAAGGACTATCGAAGAGACGAACTTCTCGATGGATATGTCACCAGCCAATAGCTTGACGGTGTTAGTCGCGACCGTGGACGGCTTGATCATTCGGCGACCTCGCCCTTGGTCTTCTTGCCGCCGTACATCTTGAAGAGCACGAATCCGGCCAGGCCAGCGAAAGCGATCAAAACGAGGACGAAGGCATAGAGCCACACGTTGCTGTCGGCGTCGGCCTTCTTGGTGTCTGCAATGGCTTTGTCCATGTCTTCTTGGGTGTAGAGCCCGGCGGTGGCGTCTGCGACGGCCTTGTCGATGGCTGCCTTGGCGTCCTCGGGGGACAGGTATCCCTCGTAGCCCGCCTTGGTGTCCGCGACGGCCTGGGCGACGGCCACTGCCACTGCGACCTCGACCGCTGCGTCCAGATCGGCCTGTGTGTACTGGTACTCGCTCACATCGGCGAGGGCCTCCTCGACCGCTGCTGCCGCCTGTGCGTCGGCTGCCTCGACGGAGATGTATCCTTCGGGGACAGTGGCGAGAGCTGCGTCGTACTCGGCCTGGGTGTAGAGCCCTGCGACCGCCTCGGACACTGCTGCGTTCACCGCGGCGTCCATGTCGGCCTGGGTGTAGACCCTGTCGGGATCCGCGATTGCGAGCTCCACGGACTTCTTCTCGGAGAGTCCGGTGAGGACGAGCTTGGTGCTGATTCCTCCGGTGATCTCGCCGAGCTTGTTGACCTCGGCGACGGTGAACGTGCCGAGGGCGGAGGCGAGTTCCTCGTAGGTGTCGTCGTCCATGGCCACGACGTCGTCGATGGCGTAGGTGACGATTGTGCCCTTGAGGTTGTGCTTGATGTAGGTGTCGTACAGATCCTTGTTGAGGATTGTCACTTTGTCGACTGCGTCGTCGAGCAGTACAGTAGTATAGTACCCGACGAACTTGGGGTTGTCCTCGTCGTCGTAGACGATGGAGAGAGCCCCGTCATCCGCGATCAATGCGGAATAGATCTCTGCCGGGATCATGCCGTCGAATGTGATGGTGAGATCGCGGTCGTCGGCTGCATCCGTACCGGGAACGAAACCGATGATCGCGACGGCCAGCATAGCAGCGACGGCCATGATCGCGTAAACTTTTGTTTTCATCTGAAAACTCCTACCCATGAGTGGGTGTGTAGGAATCCATTAACAGCGTTAATAAGGGATGATGGCGAAGGATAAGGGGTTTGGAGCGGGGTAGTATGTCATTCGGGAGTCTCTGGATATTCCACCGATGCGGGATAGGTACGCTGGGAGGGGGTTGCCCTCACCGCGGCCTTGTACGCGATCCATCTGTCGCGCATCCTCGAGTCTGCCGCATCTGTGGAATACTTCGAGATCTTGATGTCCGCTTCATCGTACAGCGCTGATCTCTCGATGCTTCTCAGAGTCTCGTCCCATTCGGCTCCGTCGGGAAGGATCCCGACCATCACCAGCTCAATCTCCCCGGTGTCGAAGCGATACTGCGTGTAAAGGTAGCTTGTCGTGTTGTGGTTCTGCTCATCCTTCTCGGTGACGACCCTCTCATCCGTGTTCAATAGGGTGACGGTCGGGCCTGCGATCTTCGGGGGTTGTCTGTGTGTGCTTCTCATTGGTCCAATTTTCATGTTATTCCTCCATTCTGGATCCCCACATAGTTCAGCAGCGGGTAAACGGTTTTGCAGCCGAGATGGTATGAATCGCACCATTTGAGGCAGCCATTGTAGGATGCGATGACGCCCCGGTCATGCTTGGATGGCTCCAGCCCTTCCCTCATGTGTCTCGAGACCTTCACGCACGCCCTTCTCATCCTGATCTTGGTCCGTTTTCTCAGCAGAACGAAAACATCCCCCTCCGATGTCCGGAATGATCTGAATCCGACGAAGTCAATCCCCTCGCTGGCAGGTCTGATGCACCAATTGCCCTTCACAGAGAGGCCCCATCCCTCGACGGTCCCGGAGATCTTCCGGAGACACCTTCTCAGCCAAGCCTTCGACCACCCTATGATGACAATATCGTCCATGTAGCGGAAGTACCATTTGCAGTGAAAACGCTCTTTCATGAAGTGGTCTAAATCAGACAGGTAGAAATTGGCAAAATATTGGCTGGTGTAGTTGCCGATCGGAAGGCCGGGGCCCGAGTATTCCTCGATTATCCTCTCGCATAGTTCCAGCACGCGCCGGTCCTTGACCCTCTTGGTCAGCTTCTCCATCAGGATCTGCTTGTCTATCGACGGGAAATACTGCGCGATGTCGAGTTGGAGGTAGAATTGCGCCTTGTCATCATGCAGAGCCTTCCTGATTTGCGTCGCTGCCTGATGCGCGCCTCTTCCAGGCAGTGCCGCATAGGTCTGAGGAATCAGATTCCTCATGAGCATATCGTGAAGGACCAGGATCAATGCCCAATGCACGATGCGGTCAGGGAAGAAGGGCAGATCCGCCACGAGGCGGGTCTTCCCCTTCTCGTGGATCTCGAACATTCTGTACGGGCTGGTGTGATACTCCCCCGATTCCAGGAGCCTGCACACCTCGCGGATATAGCCCTCTGGGTCGGAATCGACTTCCCGGACGTCCGGGCGGTGTGTCTTGCCTTTTCTGGCATTTTGGTATGCGGTCTTGACGTTGTCGTAGGACACGAGCTTGTCCCACAGGTTACCGAGTCTCTTCGTCATTTTCTTGCCTTCTGTACCTTGAGCGTCCGTTCCCTTCCGGTACTAAACCGCTGTTGGTGTGTATCTGTTTCGCCGAGAGGCGGGGCCGTAGAAGAATCGGGTATCTGTTTGGGGGTCATGTGCCCCGAGGTCGATAAGGCCAGGCGGGCCCCGATGTTCGTGTTCGAGTTGTCCAGAGCATTGTTCGCGTTCAGGTACGAAGGACCTGCGTTCCCATCCGACACATTGTTCGAGTTGCCCCCGACGTTCCCGAGGAGACATGGAGCGCGTCACTTTCTCCAAGGCCCGTCCATTATTCCCTGATAGGGTGGACCGTGAGTGATGAGCTAAATGGTTTGGGGGCTCCGCCCCCGGATGGTTTGCGGTTCGGTTCGCGCGAGGACGCGCTCACAGGTCGAATACGAAGGCCAGGCGGGCCCCGATGCGCGTGCCCGAGTAGTCCAGAGCATTGCCCGCGCCCAGGCACGAAGGACCCGCGCCCCCATCCGACACACTGCCCGAGAGGCCCCCAACGTACCCGAGGTACTGTCCGGCGCTGCTGTTGAAATAGATACGGTCGCAGAGCCCTGTGGTCGATGAGGCCCCGCCTTCGATGGGGAATCCCCATGCCTGAGCGGACGTGTCGATGACGCGTCCGAAGTCGCCGCCTCCGGACACGCCGCTGGTCACGATCTTGGTCTTGTTCGGCGATGTGTATGTGTCGTCAGGCTGGGCGTTCTGTCCCGCCCAGATCTCGTGGCTCGATGATGATACGCTATTTACTACGAAATCGTCGATAAATTCGTATTTGTACCCCCAGGGATTCTCGATGAACGCCTTGACGCTCGTGGATACGGATGCCGAGGTTGTGGTGGCTCCGGCGAACGGACCCATCGAATTGCAGAGCCCTTGCCCGGTAGTGCCGTCGTATTTGAATCCGCCCTGTCCAATCTTCGTCTGGCCGTCAAAGGACTTCATGGCGAAGAGCGTCATGATCCTCCAGAGGTTCCACTGGTAGAAATTCCACACCATCGCGGAGCCGTTCTGCACGGTGTTGGCGCGAGCGTGCGTCCTGAATGTCGGACGCGTCTTGCTGGCGGTGGACGCCTTGCCGGAGAGGGACCACAGCCTTGAACCGTCATCGTACCCCTCGTACACCCCGATCGCCACATAATCATAGGTGTGGCCGCCGATCGTGTGGGCGAAGGGCGCCCCGATCATCGACGATAGGATGAGCTTGTCGGCGGTCGCCGAGATATAGCATTTCGGGATACAGAACATCGTGTTCTCTGTGGTTATCGCTGAAGATCCGGTGGCTGCGACCCACACCTTGTTCACGTTGTCCCATGTCGCTATGTACTGCGACAAATTCTGCGGATTGAGCTTCTGGTGAGGTACACCTGCGTTAGTGAACGTGGCATAGAAGCACTCATTGAGCAGAGGATTGGTCGATGTGCCGTCGGATTTCATCTCCCATGAGCCTATCGTCGAGCATTTGGCCAAGGACGATCCCGGGCCGCTCACGGGAGTATAGCCGAGGCAGTCGTCGCCGTATTCCAGACACCCGCTCGGATCCGTCTGGAATGTCGTCGGGTTGAACGACATGGAGAAGATGCCCCATCCGAATTTCAGCATGATGGAGGTGGCATAGCTGCCGCCGAGGTCCACCTGCACCGTCACCGGAGAGGCGGTCCCCCCTGCCGGCGCATCGCTGGTGATCGTGTAATCCCCGGTCGATCTGAGATAGAATGTCACGACCCCAGCCGAGTCCGTCGTTCCAATCTGCGTGTCGGACCCGTTCGTGGCCGTGACCGCCCTCCCCTGCTGATAGCCGGAGGAGGTCGGATCCGTGATGGTCACGACCAGGATGGTCTTGACCGCGCTTCCTGCATTGGTTGAGCCTATCATTGTGTCTGCCTCTTTATCATTATTGTCGGAATGGTGATCTGGTCACTCACACTGGAATAGACATAGACCCCTCCGTTGTAGGTACAGCATATCGGCGCATAGAG